TAGGAGAAATATCGGAGAAAAATTTAATTGAATATATTAATAATCAGGGGTGATTCATATGCGAAGCTAAAGACTTCACATCTTTCTCACCCAATTTTTTGTAAAACACGGTGTTGCTGAGAAATATACAAAAGATGTATTGGATAAACTTATTGTTCTTGAACCCAAAGAATTTTGGTTTTCATATTATGATGAAAATGGTAACGAAAAAGAGGTTACTTGGAAATAAAAAGACTTGATTTTATCACAAACACCTATTATTATAAATATATACAAAATTATAAATTAATCTATAAATACAAAAATGGGAAGCATTTTAGAAGAATATATGAAGCAGGTTGAAACTGATAAACAGAATGAAAACCATGAAGTCGTTTCAAATAACGATGATGAGTTGGTAAAACAATTTGCCTCTGATTTTAGTAAGGATGAATATGCCAAAAAGTTGGACGAATTAAGAAATGACCCTAATGATATGGCTAATAAATTCCATCGGGAGTATCCTACGATTTCAGATAAACAAATGGATGAACAGGGTCTTCTCTCAAGTGAAAAAATAGATGCTTATTTAATCCATGCATATTGCCCTAAATGTGGAAAGGAATTAAGATGCAGTCATAAGCTATATTGTAATCCTTACACAAGACAAACTATTGCAAAACATGAATGTAGTTGTGGTTTTAAGGCTAATCTTCAATATGCTTATCCAAGACTCGTATATGTTGACAAGGATAATAAACAAATAGAAATACAATACGATAGATAAGAGATGAAAAAAATAGCTATTGACATAAACGATACTCTAAGGGATAATTTGGCACAATTTATAGTATGTTATAAAAAAGCCATTGATCCTGATTGTGATATTAAAGTTTCAGATGTAAAATCATTTGATTTGTGTGATGTTTTTGAATTTGAAAATAGAGCAGATTTCAATAATTTCAGATATAATGATTATGCTTACGAACTTTATGCCCGTGCAGAACCTATGGACAAGATGCTTCCGTATCGTTTCAGTGACTGGTTACAGAATACTATGAGAGACTTTGATGAAGGAGACATTCCTGAAATTTTCCTATTCAGTCCGTTTGAAATAGGATTGACAATCCAAGCTACTTATGCTTTTCTTTCAAAAATAGGATGCAGATGTAGGGAAATGTTGTTTCCCGTTGATTCTCATAAAGTATGGGATAGATGTGATATAATGATTACTGCAAATCCTAAACTATTGTCCAATGTTCCTGAAGGAAAAGTCGCAATTAAAATAAAAACTCCTTATAATGAGGATGTGGAATGTAAATATACTTTTGATAGTTTAATGGATTTGTTCCAAGATGAAAATGAAACAATAAGCAAGTTAATTAGTTTTGAATATGATAAGTAGTTTATATGAATTTAACGGACGTTATTATGCGATAGATATGGATAAGTTTATGGAATTCATTTCCCATAATCCAAACAATGAGAAAGATACCAATACTGTAATTACGCAGGTTTTTGCTGACACTTCTCTTGATGAGGATGATGACAATGAAAACATCAAGGAAAAGAGTATTGGCGATTTTAGGGCTGTAAGTAAGGAAATTACGGAAACAAAATCAAATAATAATGTTGCATTTAATAATGTACGTTATGATTTCATACGCATTTTACTTAATACAATAGTGAGTCCTTATTATTCACCAGAAGGGGCTATCATTAAGGTTGAGAATGATGATGATTTATTTCTAGGCCAAAAAATAGCCTTTAACACTTTGTTACATAGTGGTATTATCTTTGAAATAAATAATCCTGAAATGAATTTAGAATAAATGGCTGATAATAAAGTTGTAATAGAACGTATAAATAATGCAATCAAAAATATAAAGAACAAAGATTGCACATTGTTTTTCTTTGTTATTGATTCAAAAGGAATTCCCAATGGAAGTATGTCTTATGTATATCAATTGGCTAAATATCTGTTTAATAATGGGTATAATGTACAAATGATATATCAGCTTCCTAATGAATATACACAAGAAGAGCTTGAAGAATTGAATAAAAAAGAACTTGCTATTGATGAAGCGAGAATCTTCCATAGTGCAAGCGAATGGATGGGAAAAGAATATGACGGACTTCCTCATTTGAATATTTCAATGAATGAATGGAAAGTTGCACCGTCTGACTTTTTGTTTATTCCAGAAGTATTTTCAAGTCTTATGTTTGAAACATATAAACATAATATTCCTTGTAAAAGATATGTATTACTTCAGAACTACAATTATGTAACCGAATTTATACCTCTTGGTGTTCAATGGTCTAATTATGGAATATTTGATGCTATTTGTGCAACTAATTTGCTTGATAAACGTATTCATAGTGTATTCCCTTATTTAAAAACGAAGGTTTTAAATCCATATATTGATGATTGTTTCAGGGAAAGTATTAAACCTAAGAAACTTATTGTAAATATTGTTGCAAAAGACCAAAACGATGTAAACAAGATAATCAAGCCTTTCTATTGGAAATATCCTATCTATAAGTTTATTTCTTTTAGGGATATTAGAAATTTCCCAAGAGAAGAGTATGCTGAACTTTTGAAAGAAGGTGCAATTACTGTTTGGATTGATAGGGATACCCAATTCGGATATTCTCCTATTGAAGCTATGCGATGCGGAAGTATTGTAATAGGTAAAATACCAGAAGATATTATGGAATGGATGAGTGACGGAGAAGTTTTGTGTGACAATGCCATTTGGTTTAATAACATCAATGACGTACATGCTATTCTTGCATCAGTCATAGGCTCTTGGATGAGGGATGATATTCCGAGCGAACTTACAGAAGCTATGGCTGTTACTAATTTAAAATATAAATTTGACAATTGGAGGAAAACAGCAGATAAAGTGTTTAATGAGATTATGCAAGAACGTATCAAAGAACTTGAAGAAACAAAAATAATAGCCAAAAACACAAAAGAGGAATGAAAGATATAACTATCATAATGCCTGTACATCAAATTGATGATACATTTGATGAATATGTTAATAAAGCGATTGAAAGTGTTGCTGAAAACACAAAGACGTATTCGGAAGGAAAATTAATCACTATGGCAGTATGCCCTGAAACCATTGAGAATGATTTGACTGACAGATTGAAAAAGTTATCTGAAAAATATTCATATGAATATATTACAGTTGTTGTGAATAAAGGGGAAACAGATTTTTGCAGTCAGGTTAATTGTGGAGTACAGAATTGCTCAACTGATTATTTCTCTATTCTTGAATATGATGATGAATATTCTAAGAATTGGTTTAAGATGGCACATGGCTATTATTTTTCCAATGAAGATGTAAGTGTATTCCTACCTATCAATGCACAACATAGTGAAGATAGAACCAAATGGCAATTTGGTAATGAAATTGTGTGGGCTTCATCTTTTTCCAATGATATTGGCTTTATTGATTTTGACTGTTTACAGAACTGTTCTACGTTCAATCTTACTGGCGGAATTTTCAACAGGGAGGATTTCATTAGCATTGGTATGCTTAAACCTTCAATTAAAATTTCCTTCAACTATGAATTTTTACTTCGTGCAACACATAATAACTTGAAGGTATATGTTGTACCAAAAGAAGGATATACTCATGTTGTAGGACGTAAAAACAGCCTTACTGACGAATATAACAATACGTTGTCTGATACTGAAATTCAGAAATGGTTTGAATTGGCTGTGAGGGAATATCCGTACAAGGAAGACAGAAAGAAGGATATTATTGTGGATAATGTTGAGAAAGTAAAATAAATGATAAAATATTATGGTAACACCTAATGTCTTCAGAAACTTTAAACGCAATAGAAACAACAACTCAGGTAGCTGTTGAGAATAAACCTAAGAAAAGAGGTAGAAAACCTGGTAAAAATAGAAAAGGATATTTTTACGAGGAAGAGGAAGCTGCATTTGTCAAATATATCACAAGTACAGACCAAGCCGAAAGAAATAAACTTTTTAATGAAAAATTGCTTCCTGCGTTTACTAAGATGATTGAAAGTATCATAAGAAGATATGATTTGTTTACTCCTTCAGAGGATTTTACAGATACTTTCTATGATACACTTTCTTTCCTTATAACCAAAGTCAATAACTTTGACGTAACAAAGGGTTATAAAGTATATTCGTATTGTGGTACTGTATGTAAAAATTACCTTATTCTTAAACGTACCACATATATGAAACAAAGAGATAGGTTTTATCCGTATGATGAAGTATTCTTAGAACCTGCACAAAGAAATGATGATGATAAAAAGTTGTTTAATTGGAACTTAAATGAAGAACTTATCGACGGGATGAAGAATGAAATAGATGGAATATTAAATAAAAAAGTTGTCCTTGAAAAGAAACTCTCAAAGAATGAAGAAAAAGTAGGATATGCCCTGTTGGAACTATTAAGTCATTGGGATAATTTATTTAAACGTATGGGTAGTACGAAATTCAACAAAACATCCGTATTGTATTTTATTAAAGAGTATACATTGTTAAGCACGACTGAAGTACGTGAGGCATCCAGAAGATATAAGGAAATGTATTATAACCTTAAAGAAAAACTTTTGAAAGAATAATTATCTTAAAATAGTATTTTATGAAAGATGATAACTCCAAAAAGATTTAAGGTTAAACTTAATTCTCCTGAGAAGATAGAAGAATTATTGCAAGAACTTTATAATGAGGCTTGTAAAAATATTGAAGAAATACAAACTCAAATGAACAAGGTCGCCAATTCTGTACAGCTTAACGATGAAATCATGGATGCAAAAGCAAAATATGCAAAGGCTATGAATGATTTTATTGTAAGTAAAGACAAGGCAATTGGAAGGAAATTGGAAATCGCTAAGTTGTTGAGTGAAATATTAAAGTATAACGGAAATTTGACAAAAGCTTCGGAAAGCAGTGATATATTCAATAACTTCAAATGGGATGACCTTCAGAAGATGGCACAAGAAGAGGATGATGATAATAAACCAAAAGAATATAAGATAAAATAAGATTATGGCAAACATTAAGCAAGTCAAAGATGATGCGTTGGCCGTGATTAACGCAGCCCTTACTATTATTGACAAGTTTCCAAACCTGAATTCAACAAATACGTTGCTTTCGCTGAATACCTCAACTAATCCTTTCACTTTCTTAATGGACGCTTTTAAAAATACGGCAGGATATGATACGTTAATAAGAATTTTGTCGAATTTCATTGTTTATGAACTTGATGCTGTTGAGATTGCAGTGAAAGGTATATTGATGTCCAACGTCAAGAATCTTATATCTTGTTCCATTAATCCTTATATAACAGATGATTTGTTAAGAGAGGGTATTGTATTTGATTTAAGGCAGCTTGACATAACAGATTTGTTACAAACTTGCCCTACAGACCCTAATATAGGACAATATTTCTATTTTGGATGTGAAGAAATGACAAAGTCTGATGATACAAGATTCTCAGAAGATTTCAATGCGGTTCTATGGTATATGAAAAATAGAGCAACCAAAAGAGAGGTATGGAAAAATGAAAGGGTTAATGAAGAAAATGGTGAACGTCCTGCGTTAGGCGCAAAAGACGAAAAGATAGACGGAATTATAACCCTTGAATACAATGAAAGGGCAATGGGTATTAAAGATGCTTTAGGTAATGGTATGTCTATACAGACACCTTTCAATAACAGTATTCATGTATTTATCGGAAATACCGATTATGTGGATGAAGATGGATATCAAGAGCAGTTGGATGATAAAACGAATGAAATAGCCCAAGCACAAGAAGAATTAGAAAATTTACAAAGTAACTTAACTGAGAAACAGAATGAAATAGCCGATTTATCAACATCTTTACTTGTACAGACTATCACGTATGATGAGTATATGCAACAATATCTTACCCTTAATACGGAGATAGATAATATTCAAAATAATATAAATGTAAAGAATGAAGAAATCACCAATCTTAATACTGAATATTATAACATATTGGATGAATATCACGAATTTTTAGGTAAACCAAAAGATTATAAACCCATCGAAGAAAACTATTATTATCGTAAAACTTTGATAGAGTTTAATTATGATTATATCACTTCATTGAAATTGTTTGATTCAAAGGTTGTAGCAGCTCAATTATTAGACCAATTAACTGGTTTATTGAACATTCATCTCAATCTTTCTTATGCAAGACAACTTATCAAGAACGAAACATTGAAAATGGTTCAAGATATTGTTGAAAGTGATGATTTGGTTGTGAGCGATTGTTTCTTTACCTTTTCAAATGCCGATTATGATGCAATGTTGCAAAAAGCTGAAATGAACAGAAGTGGGTTGTTTTCAATGAATGGCGAGGAAAACAGTACGGTTAAAATAAACCCGTCAACAATTCTTGACAGTTTGAACGGTATTAGCCAAAGCGCAACGCAACAAGAAATGCAATCTATCATCGAAGGTAGTCTTACAGAGATAAGCGGCACAATATCTGATACCTCTTATGAACAAACAGGAAAAGTGAATTTCGGTGTAAGGATGAACTTTATCGAAAACTTGATGAATCATCTTGCTTGTGTAATTACGCTCTCAGTTCTTTCCCCCAAAGTGTATCTTCTTATATTGATAAACCTTAAAACTTTGGGAAGGGAAACAAACTTTAATTTACAGGATTTCATGGCGATGTTCAAGCAACTCATTGCATCACTTATTCGTGCCGTCAGAGACCAACTTATACAATATCTTCTCAATGAGCTTATGAAATTATTGGCAACACTTGCTTCTGATGTTGCTGCAAGAATAGCTATTGAGCAAGCTGCATATTACGCAAGACTTATCAAGAGATTGATTGACTGTTTCAGAAAGCGTGATAATAATGTTTATGACTTCAGTATTGATGATGTGCAACATGCAGACATTATACAGGAAGAAGAACAACCTAAAAATGCTGAATGTTAATAGTTATAGACAAATATATTCTGTTAAAATATGAAACAGCCAGTAAAGGGTGACGGAAAAATCAAAAGGAGAAATAAAATCGTAAAAAAAGCTAATCCTTTTATTAAAAGAAAGAATATAACTAACCAAAAATACGGAACTTCCAAGTTGGAAAGGGATTTTGCCAAGAATTTCCTTGATAAACTCGGATTGGTGTACATTTATCAATACGAAGCTAAGGCAATAAAGCGTTTTTATGATTTTGCCGTTACTTGCGTTACTGAAAAAGACTACATAATGGAAGTGAAAGATGGTATAGAATGCGTAAAACAGGACGGGCAATCTTTTCAAGTTGACTTATTGATAGAAATTGACGGAGATTATTATCATGGAAATCCAAATAAATACACAAATGAGGATTTAAGTCCTATGCAGAAACATAATAAGTTTATAGACAAACTAAAAACACAATGGGCAGGACTTAATTGTGCTACATTGTTGAGGTTTTGGGAAGATGATATAAGGAATAATCCTCAAAAAGTGATTGATGAATTATTAAAATATGTAAAGATAAACACAAAGAAAAGACTTATATTAGAAAATAAGAAAAAGCCTCATTAATTATCTATTGTTTTTAGAATTATTTTTTGTTATCTTTATTGATAAATAATTTTATTCAAAAAATAATGAAAGCGACTCTTTATTTACCATATGCAATAGGAGACCCTGTAAAGGGGTTTAGATATGATGACCCTAATTTTACAGATAGAAAGTATATTCAGATTATGACTGAAGACTATAATCGGTATAAAGATGGTGTCAGTATGCTTGTTTCTTCCAATTATGACAGACAAAGGAACATATTCGGTGGAAGTCTTTGGTTTGGAAGCAAGCAGAAGATAAAAAGAAACTATGTGAAGCAGGAATACCAATACAATAGCTGTGAATGTCTTGTAAGAAACATTAAAGGGAATGATGAAACGATTGATGAGCTTATCAGATTTTACAGAACTGGCGAACAATTCATCATTATTTTTAAAATGATAAAATTAGCATCTAATCCAGACTTGGAAACTGAAATGAAGATGTGGTTGAAAGAAAGTAATCATATAAACCACAGTCCAAGACTTACTGAAGAGGAAAAAATTTTTAATCTTCCTAAAAAGGATTTCAAAATGACATTCTCTGATGTGAAATCTTCCGCTATTTTTAAGGAGTGTAAGATGGTTGAGGGATATTCCGCTTCTGAATATGCTGTTTTAGTAAATAAAATAATTTTTGTTGTGGATAATTAAGACTAAATATTTGATATATAATGGCAAAAAAAGAACTTACACCTGAACAAAGGGCTGAAATACGGAAAAGGGAACTTGCTATATTGAAAGCTGAGAACCAAATGCTCGAAGAAGCAAAGAAAAATGTCATGAGTACGGATAAATTAGATGATATTGCGAAAACCAAGACGATAAATGACATTGAAACTGCTATGGATGACAATAGAAAACAAGCAAAAGTGTATTATGGTGCTTCTGAGAAGGATTTGGGTAATACTTTATATAGGGAAGTATCTCCTTATTATGTAAGAAAATATCAAGAACGTCTTGAAAAGAAAGGATTGACTGATGAAGGATTAAGGAATAAACAAAATATACAAGCAACTGTTTCTGTTAAATCCAGTCTTACAGAAAAGAATAGAAAACACGTCAAACGTGAGAAAAATGAAGAGTTTAAACAGGATTTGGAACTTGAAACAAAACTTATGAATCAAACGTACATAAGAAATGATAATGAATTATCTGATAACAGTGAAATGAAAGAGAATGTAACAGAAACCGCAGTAAAACAAACAAGACGTAGAAGAAAAAACACAGAGGATATTGTTGAAATACCTGCCGTTGAGAAGATAGAAGAAAAAAAGGAAGAAATTGTTCCTCAAATGGAAGTGGACGAAGAGGAAATTCCAGAAAATAGTCCTGTAAACGGATATGATTTTGATTACAGTACAATTCCTGATTATGTACAATATGATGTAATCCCTCTCCCTTCTGATGGGCAATGTTATCCTCATAAAATTGGAAGACTTGCTGTTGCATATCTGACTGCATCAGATGAAAATCTTATTGCTTCGCCTAATATGTATAGGGACGGAAAGGTTATTGATGTTATATTGGATAGAAAAATACTTGATAAGAGAATTAGACCTAATGAATTATGTAAAGGTGATAGAGATGCTGTCATTCTTTGGCTTAGAGCTACTGGTTATGGAAGTCGTTTTCCGATTACCGCAACGAATCCTGATACAGGTAAGAAATATGATATTGATTTTGACTTAAACCAACTGAAATATATTCCATTTAATCTAAAGGGTGATAAAGACGGATTGTTTACTTATACTACTGAAAGCGGAACTAAGATAAAATTTAAAGTCTTATCTTTTGAAGAGGAAGAAGAGCTAAAAAACGAATTGATAAATGAACGTATTTCTATTAGTGCTTTCAATGCAGTTGAGCATTTGAATAATCTTCAAGAATGTTTAAAAAATATAAATAATTTTAATGATGAAGATAAAAAAGATGCTGATGATTGTATTGCTGATTTGAAAAGTATTATCGGTGATAATGTAAAAATGGATGAAAATATTAAAAAAGAATATGAAGAACTAATTACTAAGCAAATGATTAAATATACTGTTTCTGTCAATGGTAATAATGATAGGAATTATATAGAAAATTACATAAATAATATGCGAGCAAAAGAGGCTTATGCATATAGAACTTATGTAATGAATAATAAACCTGGTGTTGATTTTAATATAACAGTTAATATTCCTGAGAGCGATGGAGGTGGCTCTTTTGACACGTTTCTTACAATCGACGATACTATTTTCCTTAATATATAACAACTATGAGAAAGACTTGAAGAGAGAGATATGGCTTTGCCATAAATATATGAAATTATCTATGACTGAAATATATAATATGCCAATTCAGGAAAGAAAATTTTACATTTTAACACATAATAAACAAGTTGATGCTGAAAAAAGAACATTAAAAAGATAACAGGATAATTTTCATTATCCTGTTATTTATTTATATAAAAATTTACAAAAAATTGGGTGAGAAAGATGTGAAGTCTTTAGCTTCGCATATGAATCACCCCTGATTATTAATATATTCAATTAAATTTTTCTCCGATATTTCTCCTA